TAACCCTAAATTCGCTAAGAAGGTAGGTATTCCTACTAAAGTAGCAAAAGAGTTTAACGAAGCTGACAAAGGTAAGACCTTCAAGAAAGGCGGTGTATCATTAGCCGTTGGTCGCGGTGAGAAATTACCAGTCGAAAAAGGTGCTGGACTTACTGCCAAAGGTCGTGCAAAGTATAATGCAGCAACAGGGTCTAACTTAAAAGCTCCTCAGCCAGAAGGTGGCCCTCGTAAGAAATCGTTTTGTGCCCGTATGTCAGGTATGCCAGGCCCAATGAAAGACGAGAACGGCAAGCCTACACGCAAGGCAGCATCATTAAAACGTTGGAAATGCTAAAGGAACTATTATGAAACACGAAGATATTAAGATGGACAAAAAGACAGTTAAAAAAGCTGTTGGCATGCATGAGTCACAATTACATGGTGGTAAAAAGTCTAACCTTAAATCACTAAAAAGCGGTGGCTGTACTAAGATGGCTAAAGGTGGTGGCATCGAAGTTCGCGGTAAAACCCGCGGAAAGATGTGTTAATCATGGCTGATAATAAAGCAAAACCAGTGGTGGTAAAACCTGTAAAGCCTGAAACAAAAGACGATGATGATTTCATGCCTCCTGATATTAAAGACAAGATACAAGACATGAAAAACAAAAAAGCTGCTGAGAAGTACGAAGCAACTAAAGAGTACAAAAAAGGTGGCTCAGTAGGCTCAGCATCTAAACGCGCTGACGGCTGCGCAATGCGCGGAAAAACAAGGGCATAATTATGGGTATGGGTAGCGGAACTAAAGGTAGTGGTCAATCACAATACCAATCTCCACAGCAAAGTGGATTTAGCGGTAAAGGTGGTGGGGTGAACGCGCCCTACAACAATGGTGGTATGGGTGGTAAAGGCGGTCAAATGCAAAACCCGTACTACCAACAACCTATGGATACCGGAGCAATGTATGGTATGGGAGCTGTTCGACAACCTATGGATACCGGAACGATGTATGGTATGGGAGCTGTGCGACAACCTATGGATACCGGAACAATGTATGGTATGTCTTCGCAACCACAATTTCAAGGTGGGCTAGGTGGTAAAGGTAAAGGCGGCGCTGAATCTCAACAGGCAACGCAACAGCAAATGCAACAGCCTCAACAGCCAGCTCAACAAAATCCGTATGCGCAGTCATACTATCAACCACAGTTCCGTCCGCAAACATTTAACAACCCTAATGCACAAGGTGGGTTTGGTCAACAAATGGGTGGCATGGGCGGTAAAGGTGGCCCAATACAGCAGTATTTACAACAGCGACAAGGTGGTATGGGTGGTAAAGGTGGTCAGATGGATGGGTTTAGACAGCAAATGCAACAACGCCGAATGGCCAATATGACGCAGGGACAACCTTCAGGCTTAGCAGCACTAGCACAACCGACTGCAACGACACAAGCAGCGACTCCAGCACCAGAGCAACCATATATGGGTAACTACTTACCATGAGACCGTCACGCGGAATGGGGTGTATGAATCCCGATAAAATGCCTGGAGCTAAAGGCAAGACCCTTGTTCGCAAAGACAAACCCCAATTTGTAAAAGAATACAAGAAAGGTGGCGGTGTAGAACTTCCTGGATTGTACGCAAACATCAATGCTAAAAAGAAACGTATTGCAGCAGGGTCTGGCGAGAAGATGCGTAAGCCTGGCAGTTCAGGGGCACCTACTTCTGATGCATTTAAAAAGTCAGCGTTAACGGCTAAAAAGTAAAGGGTTTATTATGATGTCATTCTATAGTGTAAGTTTTATTTGTGGCTTTGCTGTAGGGATTCAACATGAGCTCATAGAAGACGAGAACTTCCTCATCTTAAGTTTGGGTATAGTAGAAGTAGTATTTATTTGGTAAAGAACATATGACAACTTCAGGCACCGCATTATTTAATCTAGATATAAACAATCTAGTAGAAGAAGCATTTGAGCGATGCGGCTCAGAGTTGCGTACGGGTTACGACTTAAGAACCGCACGTAGAAGTATTAATTTGCTTACCATTGAGTGGGCAAATATGGGCATTAACTTATGGACTGTGGAAGAAGGGTCTATTCTGTTAAATACCAATCAAATTGTATACGACCTACCTGTAGACACGATTGATTTGCTAGACCACGTGGTGCGTACAGGTACAGGTCAAAACCAGACAGACATCAACATTACACGTATTAGTGGTTCTACATACAGCACAATACCGAATAAGAATGCGCAAGGTCGCCCTATACAAGTCTGGATTAACCGTCAATCAGGTGCATTAAACCCAGCACCTACAGGCATACAATACCCAACAATTAATATCTGGCCAGTTCCGGAGCAAGATAACTACTATACCTTTGTATATTGGCGCTTACGTCGTATACAAGATGCGGGCAACGCGGGTACTACTACACAAGATATTCCATTTAGATTTATCCCTGCAATGGTTGCAGGGTTAGCGTACCACTTAAGTATGAAACTTCCCGATGCGCTACCTCGTGTAGAGATGTTAAAAATGGTGTATGACGAGACACTTAAAAACGCACAAGACGAGGATAGGGAAAAAGCCGCAATCCGCTTGGCCCCTAGAATGCAGTTCATAAGGTAAGCTATGGCTAGTAAATACTCAAGTGGTAAGTTTGCAATATCCCAGTGCGATAGGTGTGGATTTCGGTTCAAGTTATTTCAACTTAAACGATTGGTTATTAAGACAAAAAATGTTAATATCCTTGTATGTCCAGATTGCTGGGAGCCAGACCAACCGCAATTACAACTAGGTATGTACCCAGTTAACGACCCACAAGCGGTTAGAGACCCACGACCAGATATAGGTTATTACCAATCAGGGTTAAATGGGTTACAATTAACGGAAACAACAAACCCTAATCCTAATTCAACTGGGGTTCCGTTAGAAGGTAGCAGGATAATACAGTGGGGTTGGAGTCCGGTTGGATTAAATGACCCGTATAATTTAGAAGTGAACCAATTGGTAGCAGTTGCCTCAGTCGGTACTGTAACCGTAACGACGACATAGGAGAAATAAAATGGCATTTAAAGCAGGCGCACAAGGTATCAATACTAAAGGTAAAACAAAAGGCAAACAATTGGGCATCGATGGCGCTAAAGGCGGGCAAGATGGCGACCCATCTAAAGGTGGTAAAGCTCGTACAGTAACATCTGCAGCAATGAAAAAAATGGGCCGTGGCTTAGCACGCGCCGCTAATCAAAGAGGTAACTAATATGGCATTGTATAAAAAACCAATTAATGTACCAACTCCGGACATCAGTTACAACACTGACCCAAACAACTTAAGCGCATCAGATTCTAACGGCAGTATTCCTGCTCGTCGCGTAAGTGGTGGTAATCCGGCTAATACGCAAATAAACAAAAACGGTGGCATGAAGCAACGTGGTAGTGGTGCTGCTACAAAAGGCTTCACTTCACGCGGTCCTATGGCATAAGGTAGGCCAATGAACTACACCCAATTAGTCGCGGCTATTGAAAGCTACACCGAGAATCAGTTTGAAACAGCTGATATAAACACGTTTATAGATGAAGCAGAACAGCGGGTTTATAACTCAGTACAACTGCCTGCCTTGCGTAAGAACGTGGTGGGCAATTTGACTAGCGGCAACAAGTATTTGACATGCCCGTCTGATTGGTTAGCGACGTTCTCATTAGCTTTGATTAACAGCAACAACGAATTCACGTACCTACTAGACAAGGACGTGAACTTTATTCGTGAGTCATACCCTGATGTTGATGCTGCGTTCTACGGAACACCTGCGTACTATGCACAGTTTGACCAGAACACTTTTATATTAGGCCCAACACCTGATGCCAGTTACGATATGGAACTGCACTACTTCTACTACCCAGAGTCTATTGTTACGGCGGGTACTACTTGGTTAGGTGATAACTTTGATTCTGTATTGTTATATGGCGCACTATTAGAAGCTTATGCCTACATGAAGGGTGAAGCGGATGTAACAGCAACATATCAAAAACGTTACGACGAAGCTATGGCGTTATTGAAACAATTGGGTGATGGCAAAAATAGACGAGATGCATACCGCAATGGGCAAGTAAGATACCCAGTGATGTAATTAGGAATAAACGTGGCGATAAACCAAACAGTATGCACAGTATTTAAAACAAACGTGTTAAAAGGCGTAGAGAACTTTAACACCGGTACTCCATACGTGTACAAGATAGCCCTATATAACGCGACATCTACACTAGATGCAGATACGTTGGCCTACTCGACAACAGGTGAAATCACCGGGACAGGTTACACTGCCGGTGGTAAAGTCTTAGCGCCAAGCGTTCCTGTCAATGGAAACGGCGTTGCGTATGTATCGTTTGCAAATGTAACTTGGAATCCAGCGGCATTTACTACGAGGGGTGCTTTGATATACAATAGCACAACAGGAGCCGCGGTTGCGGTATTAAACTTTGGTGAAGATAAAACGGCCGCAAGTACATTTACGGTAACATTCCCCACTGCAACATCAACAACAGCAATTATTAGAATATCTTAGGAGTTTATTATGGTTAGAGAACAACAAGGTTTTGGAGACGTACTCCAAGCCACATTAGGCACTACAGGTGATTCTAATGAGACAGTAGGCATAGAAGGCATGTATCACGTTGAATGTCGTGATGCAGATGGTAACTTAAAATGGGAAGAGTCATTCCCAAACTTAGTCAATGCGGTAGGTAAACAACTATTACTTGATACTATGTTGCGTACATCAGGTACATATACTACAGTAGGCCCATTCTTAGGTTTGATTTCAGGTGCAGCTCCTACCTTTGGTACTGGCTCAGATACAGGCACAAGTCATGCTGGTTGGACAGAGTTTGTTAACTACACCGTTGGTGGTTCAGCAGTTCGTGGTACAGCAGTATTTGGTGCTTCGTCTTCAACAGGTTCAACTCCATCAAACGTTACAACTTCTACCGCTGCAGCGATTACTTTCACTATTACAGGTGCTGGTGGTACGGTAGGTGGGTGTTTCTTGGTGACAGGTACCGGCGCAGTAAATACCCAATCAAATACGGCTGGTGTACTTTACAGTGCAGGCGCATTCTCAACAGCTAAAGTTACTACAGTTGGCGATACAGTAGCAGTTACATACAGCACAACCGCAACAAGCTAAGGAGTCCTAAATGGCTCTAGTGCTAAACGACCGCGTACAGCAGACGGGTACGGCTAATACTACAGTTAGCTTTACCCTAAGTGGCTCTGTTACAGGGTTCCAATCGTTTGCTGTTGTAGGTAATGGTAATACTACATACTACTCATCTTTTGACGGCTCAGGTAACTGGGAAGTCGGCCTTGGCACGTACTCAACTACAGGCCCTACGCTTACCCGCACTACTATCGTATCCTCTAGTAACTCAAATACTGCAGTTACTTTTTCAGGTACTGTTAACGTATTTGTTACTTATCCTGCAAGTAAGTCTATAAACTATGATGCCGACGGTGTTGCAACAATAGGAGCTACGCTGGGCTATGCCGATACGGGTATTGTTGGTTCATTTGCATCTACAGTTGCTGGTTACAATCAGGTTATTATCCAAAACAAAAGTAATGCAACTAATGCGTCATCTAACCTAAATGTTTCTAACAACACATCTACCTCAACTACCGGCTTTGCTGAGATAGGAATTAACTCTTCTACTTTTACAGGTACAGGGTCATTTAGTATTCCAAGTGCTGCTTACCTTGCCTCTGCAGGTACAGACTTAACAATTGGTACGTACAACGCTAACGACATTCACTTTGTAACCAATAGTAGTACAACCGACTCAATGGTTATCCACGATAATGGGGGCCTTTCATTAGGAACATTTGGAAACCCAGGGATTGGTAACATATCTGCTAGTAAGTTTGTGCCTGGCTATACGGCAGTTACAGCGGCGGCGGGCACTACAGTTTTAACGGCAGCTTCTAATTACTACCAAAATTTAGTTGGTTCTACAACACAAACATTTCGATTACCTGATGCTACAACATTACTAGTCGGTACTACATTTATTTTTGATAATAATTCCTCCGGAATTTTAACTATTGTTGATAATGCCTCTGGAGCTATTGATACAATACCTAGTGGCGCTGCAATTTTTGTATATTTAGCTAATAACGGCACTGTTGCAGGTAGTTGGAATGAACATGCGTTTCTCCCAACATCATATAACTTTAACAGCGCAACTGCTAACTTCGGCACTGCATCCATTACTAATGCTACTTGGACAGGTAATACAATCGCTTCAGGTTACGGTGGCACAGGGTTAACTGCATTTACTTCTGGCGGCGCATTGTATGCGACCTCTACATCGGCTTTAGCTACTGGCACGCTTCCTGTTGCCTCAGGTGGTACAGGCGTTACAACAAGTACAGGGTCTGGTAATAACGTATTATCAACCTCTCCAACACTAGTAACTCCAGTCTTAGGTACACCCTCAAGCGGCACTTTAACCTCATGTACAGGTCTTCCACTTACAACAGGTGTGACGGGTACACTTCCCATTGCTAACGGTGGTACAAACGGAACGGCTACTCCTACAGCGGGCGGTGTTGCTTATGGTACGGGCACTGCTTATGCTATTACATCTGCAGGTTCATCAGGTCAAGTTTTAACTTCAGCAGGGGCAGGTGTTCCTACGTGGACAACGCCTACAACGGGTACAGTAACAAGCGTAACAGGTACATCCCCAGTAGCTTCATCAGGTGGTACAACCCCTGCGATTAGTTTATCTACTGCATATGGTGATACATTAAACCCTTACGCAAGCAAGACAGCGAACTTTGTTTTAGCCGCACCTAACGGTTCAGCGGGCGTCCCATCCTTCCGTGCAGTTGTTGCAGCTGATATACCTACACTTAACCAAAATACTACAGGTAATGCCGCAACAGCTACAAGTGCAGGAAATTTAACTGGCGGAAACATTTCTGGTAACTACACGTTATCTAATGCCACTTCACCAAATACAGTTTATTTACAGTTTGGGGATAATACCGGTTGGACATATAGGTTTATGACCAGCGTTTCTGGCACACCGACAGCGCGGTTTAGTTTTGTAGATAGCGGAAACTTTACAGCAGTTGGCACGATAGCTGGTACAAACATCACCGCTGCTGGTAACGTAACAGGCACATCAACTAACGTAACCGGTACAGTCGCAGTTATTAATGGCGGTACAGGTGCTACAACAGCACCAAACGCTAGGTCAAACCTAGGTGCATCAACCGTAGGTAGCAGCTTCTTTACACTGACAAACCCCTCTGCTATTACATTCCCCCGAATGAATGCGGATAATACTGTATCGTCATTAGATGCAGCAACATTTAGAACAGCTATTGGTGCGGGTACAGGCTCTGGAACGGTTACAGGCGTAACGGCAACAAGCCCCGTTGCATCAAGTGGTGGTGCAGCACCGGTTATTAGTTTGTCAGCAGGGTATGGAGATACCTTAAACCCATACGCAAGTAAAACAGCAAACTTTATTTTAGCGGCACCAAATGGTAGTGCAGGCGTTCCGTCATTTAGAGCAGTTGTAGCAGCGGACATCCCAACGCTTAACCAAAATACTACAGGTACAGCAGCCAACGTAACAGGCACGGTTGCTATTGCTAACGGTGGTACGGGAGAAACAACTCGTCAAGCCGCATTAGACGCATTGGCCGGTTCAGTTACATCGGGACAATACTTAAGGGGTAATGGTACTGACGTATTAATGGCATCAATACAAGCCGGCGATGTCCCAACGCTAAACCAGAACACAACAGGCACAGCAGCTAACGTAACAGGTACAGTTGCAGTTATTAACGGGGGTACAGGCTCTACAACAGCAGGCGGGGCAAGAACCAACTTAGGCGCAACAACCGTAGGTAGCAACTTCTTTACGTTAGCAAACCCAAGTGCCGTTACATTCCCACGCATGAACGCGGATAACACCGTTTCATCCCTTGATGCCGCGACATTTAGAACAGCTATTGGTGCAGGTACTTCTTCTACCACAGGTACAGTAACTTCGGTTGGCGGCACAGGTACAGTTTCAGGGATAAGTTTATCAGGTACCGTAACAACATCAGGGAACTTGACTTTAGGTGGTACTCTAGCGGTAACGCCTTCTAACTTTGCATCACAAACAGCTAATACATTCTTAGCAGCTCCAAACGGTGCAGCAGGTGTTCCTACATTTAGGGCAGTTGTTGCAGCTGACATTCCAACACTAAACCAAAACACAACTGGTACAGCCTCAAACGTAACAGGTACAGTTGCAATAGCCAATGGCGGTACAGGAGCTACTAGTGCATTAGCTGGGTACAATGCCTTAAGCCCTATGACTACCTTGGGTGACATAACCTACGAAGGTGCAGGTGGCAGTGCATTACGATTAGGTATAGGCTCCACAAGCCAAGTTCTAACGGTTGTAGGTGGAGTGCCTGCTTGGGCAGCTCCAGGGGGTGGTTCCTCTGCTGCATACAATAGAGCATCGTTTACAGCCACAGCAGGACAAACAACCTTCACCACAGCATACACAGTTGGGTATTTGCAAGTTTATCAAAACGGTGTAATGCTCAATGGTACAGATTACACGGCTACATCAGGAACTTCATTTGTATTAGCCGCCCCAGCAGCGGCTGGAGATATTATTGAATCCTTTGCCTATGCAGTATCTGGTGGCGCGGGTGGAGTTATCTCAGTAAGCACAGCAGGTACAGTCAACGGACTTACATTAACAGGCGGCCCAATTACTTCAACGGGTACTGTTACTCTTGGTGGTACATTAAGTGGCGTAAGCTTAACAACTGCAGTGACAGGCACATTGCCTATCGCCAACGGCGGTACAAACTCAACTGCAACTGCAACGGCGGGTGGTATTGGTTATGGCACTGGAACAGCTCATGCGTACTCAGTTGCGGGTACTTTAGGGCAAAAACTACACTCAACAGGAACAGGCGCCCCTGTATTCGGGTCAAGCAATCTAGCATCTGTGTTTACTACCGGCACTGCAGCAACATACACAGTCCCAACCGGAGCCACAGGACTTAAAATTACAGTAGTTGGGGGTGGTGCAAACGGTGGTGGTGCAACATCTCAAAGGGCTACAGGAGGCGGTGCAGGTGGGGTTGCTATTAAGTGGCTTTCAGTTACTCCAGGTGGTACATTAACCTACACAGTAGGTGGAGTAGCAGGTGCGTCATCAGTTTCATCTGGTACGATTACTATTACTACAATCTCTGGGGGTGGTGGTACGGCTGGTACAGGAACGGCATATGCAGCGAGCAATACTGCGGGTGGTGCAGGGGGTACGGCGTCAGGCGGGGATATAAACATAAACGGGCAACCAGGCGGTACTTCATTTGGTTCGGGAACAACGGTAGCTACTAACGTTTCTGGCGCTGGAGGCGATGGTCAGTTTGGTCAAGGCGGCCAGATGTCGGCAGCTGCTATTACTGTAGGTAAAGCTGCTACTGGGCGGGGGGCTGGTGGCGGTGGCGGACACGGAAGTGCTACTGTTGGTGCTGGCACGGCAGGCCTTATTATATTTGAGCCATACTAAGGATAAGACATGAGTATAGTAGCTAAATTACCGCAGGCGTTTGCAAACAATGGGTTTATTATAAATAACTTAGCTGTTAGTGTAACTACAACTATACCTACAGGGTACAGCGCTACGTCTTCAGGACCTATTACAATAAATAGCGGTGTGGTTGTTACCGTTCCATCGGGGTCTAAATGGGTAGTGCTATAAATGTTTGGTATATCCGCATTTGCTCAGACCCCCTTTGCTAGTTTAGCAGGCAACCCCCCTGCTTTTCTTTCCATATCTGAAGGAATAGCATTAGCAGATAGCAACACCCAGGCTTACGGGTATAAGCCAACCATATTTGAAAATATAAACTTAACCGATGCCAACTCACAGGCTGGGTTATTTATCTTTGGGTTAACAGAGAACTTACGCTCGGCTGACTTTAGTACTCAACTATCCGCGTACTTACAAAGTAGAACTGAGCCCCTCACAATCGATGACTTAGAAGCCATTTCAGCAGGGTTTGCTCAAAGTAGAGTTGAAAATATCGGGGTAGCAGAAATACTAGTCCCATACTTTGCTGCATTAGCTACTACATCTGAACCGTTTAGGTCAGCAGATAACAATACCCAACAATCGGCTTTTGTACAGGCTCGTACTGAACCTATTACCGTAGATGACGTAGAAGCAATTACTGCTCAGTTTGGTGTATCTAGAACAGAACCTATTACGTTAGCGGACAGGAGTACACAGCAGTCAGCATTTTTACAGGCTCGTACTGAGCCAATCACACTAGATGATTTAGAAGCTATTACTGCCCAGTTTGGGGTTACTAGAACAGAACCAATTACATCAGCAGAGGTTTTAGCTGCGGTTACGCAGTATTTTATAAGCCGAGCAGAGCCTGTTACAGTAGATGACATAGAGGCTATCACTGCACAGTTTGGTGTTACTAGAATAGAGCCTATTACATTAGCAGACACCCCCGCTATCAACGCGCAGTTTGGGGTTACTAGAACAGAACCAATATCGTTGGCGGACAGTAGCACTCAACAATCTGCATTTTTACAAACACGAACAGAACCGATTATAGTAGATGATTTAGAAGCCATTACCGCCCAGTTTGGGGTCACTAGAGTAGAACCCTTTACACTAGCAGACACCCCTGCTATCAATGCGCAGTTCGGTGTGTCTAGAACAGAACCGATTACCTTAGATGATTTAGAAGCAATTACTGCACAGTTCGGGGTTACTCGCGCAGAACCAATAACGTTGGCGGATAGCAGTACTCAACAATCTGCATTTTTACAATCACGTACCGAACCAATTACGGTAGATGATGTAGAGGCTATCAACGCCCAGTTTGGGGTTTCTAGAACAGAACCGATTATAGTAGATGATAGCAGCGCACAGCAATCAGCCTTTTTACAAGCACTTACTGAACCGATTGTAGTAGGCGATGTAAATGTAATTATTTCTCAGTTTGCGTTTGCTATATCAGAAGCGACTACCCTTAACGATATAAGTACTATCGGCGCTGGGTTTATTTTAGCTAGGGTTGAAAATATAACACTTGCGGAAGCAAGTGCAGCAAGTATCCAGACGTTAGTTAACATAGTAGAAAACATAACAAGTACCGATACAACGTCAGTACAAACAGCTTATCTAATAGCGATGATTGAGAACTTTGCGCTACTAGACCCAGCAACAACTACTGGATGGATTAAGATAATTGCAGGAAACGTAGCTGACTGGAATCCAATAGATGATTCACAAATAGCCACTTGGTTAGCAATAAACGATGCGCAAACTCCGGGGTGGGTGCCAGTGACAGATACACAAGTAAGTAATTGGACTGACATAGATGATGCACAGAATCCAAACTGGACTAATATTGACGATAACCAATAATGCTGTACAATACATACAGTTAAATAGGGGCTATTTATGGCTGAAGCACAAGTAGAATTTACACCGGAAGAAGAAGCCCGAATTAAGTGGGAGAATTTGCTGCTAGGTAAATCTCAAGCAGCGGGCAAACCAACCCTCGCAGAAGAAGAATTAGTTGACGAACCTGTAGTAGAACCTGCAGTGCCTGTCATAGAGGAATCTCCAGAAGCCGTACTCTCGCAATTATATAAAAGTATGCTAAAGGCGTAAAGGATTAAATAATGGCAAGTACCTATTCACCACTTAAGATAGAACTCATTACCACGGGCGAACAGTCTGCCACGTGGGGTACAACCACAAACGTTAATCTGGGCACTGCCATTGAAGAGGCTATTACGGGTTCTGCGACTGTTACCTTTGCCAGTGCTAACGTAACGCTAACCTTAACAGATACTAACGGGTCACAAACTGCTCGTAACTTACGTTTACGATTAACAGGCACAACAGGCGGTGCTAGAAACTTAATCGTACCAGCAATAGAAAAACAATACATCGTACAGAATGATTGTGCTGATGCAGTTACTATAAAAAACGCTACAGGTACCGGCGTAGCCATACCACCCACAATGTCAGCCGTTGTATTTAATGATGGCGTAAACGTAACCAGCGCAGCGGTATACTCAACCTCAGTGGTAACCCCTACGCTAGCTGCAACTGACGCGGTGTTTATTAATGCGCTACCTGTTACTTCTGGTGGTACAGGTGTTACAACTTCTACAGGCACTGGCTCTGTAGTTAGAGCGACTAGTCCTACTTTAGTTACTCCTGCATTAGGCACTCCAGCTTCAGGCGTTCTTACAAACGCAACAGGCTTACCGTTATCTACCGGTGTTACAGGCACTTTAGGGGTTTCTAATGGGGGTACGGGTGTAACGACATCTACAGGTTCAGGTGCTAACGTATTAGGTACAAGCCCAACAATTACAAGTGCGGTTCTAGTTACTCCCGCATTAGGTACTCCAGCTTCAGGCGTTCTTACAAATGCAACAGGCTTACCTTTATCTACAGGTGTTACAGGTACATTAGGCGTTTCTAATGGTGGTACAGGTGTTACGACATCTACTGGCTCCGGCGCAAATGCTTTAGCTACAAGCCCAACCCTAGTTACTCCAATACTAGGTACACCGACTTCAGGTACGCTAACTAATTGTACCGGCCTCCCAATGACTACAGGCGTTACTGGTACTTTGGGTGTTTCTAATGGCGGTACCGGAGTAACAACATCTACAGGTTCTGGTGCCAATGCTCTTGCAACAAGCCCAACATTAGTTACCCCTATATTAGGCACTCCAACTTCAGGCACGCTAACTAACTGTACGGGTCTACCAATGACTACGGGTGTTACAGGTACCCTTCCAGTAGGTAATGGCGGTACAGGCTCAACAGCTGCTTCAACTGGGTCTGGAGGAGTAGTATTAGCCACAAGCCCTACATTAGTTACACCAAACTTAGGTACTCCATCCGCTTTAGTAGGTACAAACATAACAGGTACTGCTGCTGGTCTTTCTATCGGCGGTAACGCTGCAAGTGCTTTAGATGCAATAGGAGTAGGGCAGACTTGGCAAGATTTATCTGCAAGTAGAGCTGAGAATGTCACTTATACGAATCTTACATCAAGACCTATTTTTATATCTGTTAGATTTGACAGGGACGATGGGAAACTCGAATTAACAGTAGATGGTCTAATGATTGGAAGTACTGGTAGCACAGCAGGTCCTGTATACTATACGTTAACTGCAATTATTCCAATAGGGTCAACTTATAGCGTTAATGCTGTTGGTGCCGGTACTTTAAGTTGGTATGAGTTACGCTAATAAAGGATTAAATAATGGCAAGTACCTATTCACCACTTAAGATAGAACTAATCACTACCGGAGAACAATCCGGCGCGTGGGGGGTTACTACAAACGTCAATTTAGGTACAGCTATTGAAGAGGCAATCACGGGTTCCGCAGATGTTACATTTGCTAGTGCCGATATTACCTTGAACTTAGCAAATACCAATGGCTCTCAAACTGCACGTAACCTACGATTAAGATTAACCGGTACTACCGGTGGTGCTAGAAACCTAATTGTTCCTAATATTGAAAAGCAATATATCGTACAAAACGATACTGCAAACACTGTTACTATTAAAAATTCTACAGGTACAGGGGTTGCTATACCTTCTTCAGTATCTGCAATAGTATTTAATGACGGCGTAAATATAACCAGTGCAGGCACATACGCAACATCTCTAGTAACCCCGTTATTAGCGGCTACAGACGCAGCGTTTGTAAATGCTCTTCCAGTTACATCAGGTGGTACAGGCGTTACTACAGCCACGGGTACAGGTTCAGTTGTTCGTGCTACTAGCCCATCATTAGTTACTCCAGCATTGGGAACCCCTACATCGGGCGTACTAACTAACTGTACAGGTTTACCTCTTTCAACGGGTACTACGGGTACTCTAGGTGTTTCTAACGGGGGTACAGGTGTAACTACAAGTACAGGTTCTGGCAGTAATGTCTTAAATACTAGTCCTACTTTAGTTACCCCCATTTTGGGAACGCCTACTTCTGGTGTAATGACTAACGTAACAGGTCTGCCACTATCTACTGGCGTTACTGGCACTTTAGGTGTTTCTAATGGTGGTACGGGTGTAACTACTTCTACGGGTTCTGGCAGTAGTGTATTGTCTAATAGTCCCACTTTAGTAACACCGGCTTTGGGAACACCTTCTGCTTTAGTTGGTACGAATATTACAGGAACTGCCGCAGGTCTTTCAATTGGGGGCAACGCGGCAACAGCTACTTCTGCTACATCCGCAGCTACAGCGACAACAGCGACAAACCTTGCTGGCGGCGCAGCAAATAGGGTAGTATATCAAACAGGGGCAGGGACTACTACATTTGCAACAGCACCGACTGTATCCAACACAGCATTAGTTTGGAATGGCTCCGCGTTTATTTGGTCAACCGCAGGGGGCGCAACAGGTGCCGGGGGAGACCAGGTATTTTATGAAAATGGTATGAATGTAACAACAAGTTACTCAATTACCGCAGGTAAAAACGCAATGTCTACAGGCCCAATTACAGTTAATTCCGGGCAATCGGTTACAGTACCTAGCGGTTCACGCTGGGTAGTTTTATAAAGGAAACATAATGCCATCAACCATTAACGCAAGTACCTCCGCAGGCGGGGGAATTATCCAAACAGCAGATGCTAGTGGCGTTTTAGCACTACAGGCAGCAGGTACGACAATTGCATCAGTATCAAGTACAGGTGTAGCAGTAACAGGTACATTGAGCGCAACTGGCGCATTTACCCCAACAACTATGGGGGGTAGTGTTATTACTAGTGCTACAGCACAAGCAACAACAAGTGGTACATTTAAAGACTTTACTGGGATACCTAGTTGGGTTAAGCGTATTACTGTAATGTTTAGTGGCGTTTCTTCTAGCGGAACAAGTAACTGGTTAGTTCAAATTGGAAATACAACTTTTACAACAACAGGGTACATTAGTAATGCGGGTAACAACTCAGGCGCAACGGTAAGTCAATCAACTATTGGATTTTTAGCTGGTCCACCATCTATTGCTGCTTCTACATTTAGTGGGATTATGACAATTTGTTTAGTTACAGGAACAGCTTATGTAGCATCGGGGACAATAGGAAGCACAAACACATCAGGTAATGGTGGAGGCTATTTTGCT